TAGGTATTTGAATGATAGTTCATCAGTTGAAATATTTCAAAGACCTGATTGAGAACAGGATAACCGGACGCGACGGATCTTCGGTTCCGCTCTCCGGAAAGTTCTTTGAAGTCTATCCTTCTCCGGCGGTTATAAAAAGGACACTGCCATGCGCCTGTCTTAAACCTGTCTCCGGAAGAGCATCTTCTGCAGGGGGGTTCGACCGCGTTGAGATTTCAGGCAACCTGATTAACCGGGTGAGAAAAACTCATGAGGCAGAATCGACCTGGCAGATAGATTTTTACAGTAAAGACATCTATGACTTCATAGAGAGAGACAAGACATACACAGGTTTTTTGAATCAGTTTATTCAGCTCGTTGCAAAGTTCTACAGGATTACTGATCCGAAGGGGAACGCGATTGAGTTTGAGCCTGGTACGTTCGGGCTGATTGATGATGAGGATGTAATCGTTGACGGGATATACATGGCATACTGCCAGGTGAAGGCTGTTGACGGCATCTACTCCGTTGAGTCAGTGCCCGCACTTCCGGGAGATGCGGACAATATTATAATAAGCGAGGAGATAAATGTTGAATGAAGATGAAGCTGTGAAAAGTGGCGAAGATACAAGTCCCATATCAAAGAGGCGTCAACAGACATCATCTGTTAAAAGCACGCCACAGGATGCTTCAGGCAAGACCTGGAGTGAATGGGTAAAGGAGCTCGGTGTAAACCGTGCTATTGCCAGGGGAGCCTGCAGCGAGATCATGGCGGACTGGGATGATATTATATCCAGAGAAAGCTTTGAATCAGCGGTCAAGGCGTTTGGTGAGAAAGGACACGGGAGGTAGCAGATGGGGAGAGGCGATGTAACAGTTAATCTGGTTGACGGCGGGCTCGGGAATAATCCTCAGGGTGCGGACGGGATACATTTGAAAGTCGGCGTTGCCGAGGGTGGAGCAGCAAATGCCCTGCACGAGATAGGGAGTTATCTTGAGGCAAAGGAAATCCTTGTATCAGGGCCTCTGCTTGAAGCGATACAGACTTACTATGCAGAGTTTTCAAAGGAGAAAAACCAGATACCGCCCAAGATGTATGTTGTTCGTCCGGAGAATGATCTCGCGGGGAGCATTCAGGCTGTTGTTCACACTGGCACAGGAGAGGCAACGTTTGCGACTTCAGGCGCTCCTACAGCCACAAGAACATTCATTGTTGAAATACTAAAAGACGGTGCGCCTGAGACAGCAACGTACAGGAAATCTTCTGACGGCGGCAAATCGTGGAGCGATGAGATTGTTACCCCGGCTTCAGGTGTTGCAATAAACATGGGGGGCGGATGCAGTATTGCATTTACAGCAGCTGCTACTCCGGCTGACACTTTCAAAGCAGGTGATACATACACATTCTCTTCAGAGGGGCCAACCGCATCAGTGAACTCACTTGTGACAGCCATTAACACCGCGAAGCAGGAGTACAATATCCGCAGGGTTCATGTTATCGGAGAGACGCAGAAGCCGTTCTGGGTAACCTGCGGGGGGATTGCTGATGACTGGGAGGAACTGTATAAGCACTTTGTGGACTTCCATCTTGAAGCGGTATCGAGAGATGAAGAGACTGTGGCAGAATGGGCAATGGCGCGCATCAATGAAGCCAGATCTTTTTATCACAAGCGAGTTCATGTATCAGTTCTGCAGGTGTACAGCAGTACTCACAAGAAATACATACCTCTCGGCTGGGTAGCTGCAGCGAAAATTGCGGCAGCCAGGGTGCATGAGTCACCTGGCTTTGTTGATAAATTCGCGTTCCTTACAGTTACGGAGATAAAAGACTTTGCCGAGCTCTCGAACAGGGACACAGGGGATGCATGGCTCGACCTTCTGGATAATGCCAGATACACGGTTGCGACCCGGTACGCGGATTATCCGGGGTTCTATATTTCTCATGTGCCTCTGTTCTGCAGCGCGGATAGCGATTACACACGGCTTCAGTACCTGAGGCCTGCTGACAAAATCAGGAGGCTGGTGAGAAATAAAATCATGAAGTTTCTTGAATCCCCGGCTCATGCTGAGGCGGGCCTCGGCGGGCTTACTTCCCTGAAAGTCGAGATTGATAACGCTATAAGCAGCGTCATGGAGATCAAGGGGGACAGAGAAATTGTTTCCCACACAACAGAGATTGACCCGAACCAGGATATTCTTGGTACAGGGAAGGTTTACGGTAAAGTTAAATTCACCCCGATAGGGACGATGGAAGAGATTGAAATCGACCTGTCGGCTGTGTCATAGGAGGTAACTGATGTCAGCTGAAGAATATAGCTGGAGAAATACGGATGTCTATTTTGGCGCCCGCCTGCTGGTAAACGTTGAAGAGGTGAGCTACAAGAGGACATCCGAGAACGAGGTTTTTTACGGCAACGATGGAGAGCCGTCAGGATGGGGCCGCGGTGAACTGAAAGGTGACGGGTCAATAACAGTGAGCGGGCAGGAATACGCGCAGATACTGGATTTCGCGGTAGCGCAGGGTTATGACCTGCTGAAGATGCCTCCTATACCGCTTATCATTGTTGAGAAGTCCGAGGATCTCCCGACAATCAGGCATATCCTGTCGCAGGTAATTTTCAAGGAGACAGGGTTTGAAGGCAAAAATAAAGACAAGCGTTTTCTGCACAAACTCCCGTTTGATATAGTGGGGCCCGTGCAGGTAACAAAAGGAGTGTAACGATGCTGCACGAAAATTATAAACCGCTTGATGACGCGACTCTGGAAGCCCTTGCAGCACAGATAGCGGGCTGGAAAAAACAGTACGATGCCCAGGGAGGCATACGGCTGATTGAGGTTGACGGCGAGGAGGATGACGAGAAGTTCCAGGGCATTTTTAAAGTTCCGGGAAAGGCTGACCTCGCTGCAGCGACAAAAGAGGGGCTGTCGGAAATGGAGAGCAATGAGCAGCTCTGCATGCTCTGCGTTTTGTACCCTGACCCTGTTCTTTTCAGTGATATCCTGAATAGGAATTATGGGCTGGTGACTCCGATAACAAAAAAACTTCTCAAAATTTCGAGGATAACAACAGAGGCACGCGCAAAAAAGTTGTAACCCAGAGGGAGATTGAACTCGAAGCCGGAGCCGGGGGAGATGTGCTGATAAGGCACTACTTCCCCGGAACCAATCCGGAGACTCTCTCTGATGATGAGTATAACAAGATGATTGTGGACGCACACTGGCTGGAAGAGAGAAAGATGCAGCTTATGGCAAACGCCATAGCAATGGCTTTTGGAGAGTAAAATGAGCGATTTTGTATTAAGAGCGGTACTGGGGATAAAGGATGACGCGAGCGGCCCTGCGGCACGTATCGGCAATTATTTTGTAAACCTCAAAGAGAAGATAAAGGGCGCCGAAGGGGGACTTGAGTCATTCAATAAGCACATGGGGAATTTAAAAAGCGGGATGAAAGATCTCGCCATTGGGACTGCTGCGAGCATAGCTGTTAAATCCGTTGTATCACCTGCCCGCGATCTTAATAAGGAATTGGGGACTCTCGAAGGAGTTTCCGGCGCTACAGGCGAAGAGCTGAAAAAACTGAAATCAGCCGCACTTGAAGCCGGTTTATCAACAAACTGGAAATCCAATGAGGCTGCTGCAGGACTAACCGAACTCGCCAGTGCTGGCATGTCCACCGAGCGTTCAATGAAATCGTTAATACCTACACTCGATCTCGCGACTGCTGCTGCAGGTAAAATAACGGTTGGGGATTCTGCGGCTTTAATGGGTTCTGTCATGAATTCCTGGAAGCTGGCCGGAGATCAGGCCTCACATACTGCCGATGTGTTTGTCAAGATGGGAGACCTGACAAACTTTTCAATTGATGAGCTCAGCGGAGCATTCCGCGGGGTGACCATGATTGCCCCTATGGCCAACCAGGAGCTTGAAGGAACCGCAGCGGTTATGATGTCAATAAGGTCTGCGGGTGCGACGTCCGTTGCCGCTGGCGAAAAATTGCGGATGGCTCTCAGCAGTCTTATGACACCGAGCTCCAACGCGAAACAGGCATTACAGGCTCTTGGAGTATCAACCCGTGATTCGGTGACCGGAGAGATGAGGAGCATGATCGATATATTTAGCGACATGCAAAATAAAATGAAAAACGCAACGCCCGCGCAGCGGGATTATTATGTCTCAACAATCCTCGGCGCTGAGGGGATGTCTGCCTATAACGCGACAATGGGCGCTATGGCTGAAGTTACCGAGAACGGTGTGACCAAAACGCTGAAGGGTGTTGATGCCGTGCGCTACTGGGAAAGCAGTCTAAAAACTGCAGACGGCGCGGCACGCCGATTTGCGTCATTACAGGAGAATACCCTCGCCGGCAGTGAAACTAAACTATCAACGGTATGGGTAACTTTGAAAACTCTTCTGGGTGACGCGCTGGTTCCGGCATTGACGCAAATTAACAAGCTATTTGTTGCAATACTTACTCCGATAGCCCGGCTGGTGAAAGAGAGTGCTGCGCTTCGTACAGCTATTGCCTGGATTATTCCCGCGGTGGCAGGATTTACCTTGCTCGCAGGAGCCATAAAAATAACAAACGCTACAATCGGGTTATATACAATACTATCAAAAGCAGCGGGTAAAGAAACTTTCAGCCTGCTTGGTTCAATTAAAAATATAATCCCGTCAATACGCTCATTGAGTGTTGTTCAATGGGCATTGAATACTGCTTTTTTAGGTTGTCCGGTAGTCTGGATAATTGGCGGGCTTGTAGCACTGGGAGTGGGAATTTATGCACTGGTGAAGAAATGGGATACGGTAAAAGCTGCATTTACAGGTGCATGGAACAGCATCAAAAACGCATGGGGGAATGCTCCGGGATGGTTTAAGGGGATAGTCGCTCTTGTATTATTACCTTTCTGGCCGTTTATTCAACTTGGTAAACTCATAGTTAATAACTGGGGGAGCATTAAGACTTTCTTTAGTGGACTATTTGATACAGTTGCTTCTGTGTTTACTAAAATATGGGAAGTAGTCAGCGGTGTCCTGGGTAAAATATGGGAAAAGATTCAGTTTGTATGGGAGCCTATTAAAAGTGGTCTCACAACAATTGGCGAGTTATTCTTTGGAGATGTTGAAAAACAGGCAGAAAAAGCTGGCAAAGGTATGATGACAGCCTACGGCAAGGGAATTAAATCGAACATGGATGTGCCTTTAAAAGCTGTAAATTCAGTTCATAAAGAAATACAGGCAAACCACAATCAATCCGACGCCAAAAAAGGCCCATTAAGTAATACCTCAAAATGGGGCCGTTCTTTTGTTGCCACATGGGCAGGTGGTGTTGACCGTGAAGCCAGGTCAACTGATGTTGTGAGGAAATTTGTTACGCTCCAGGCGAAGCAGATCAACGCGCAGTCCCCGGTTATACAGAAGATTGCGAGCAGAAAAACCGAAGCGAAGAATCTCCTTGGCAGCCTGAACGTCAAAGTGGACGGTAAAGACATGACTGTGGACAAGCTGGCCGGAATGCTTGCCCAGGTAATATCCCAGGAACTTAACAGGGTAACGGCGGTATGATATGGATATACTTGAAGCTGTTGGCGACGTTTTAACTTTTGCCGGAGGTTCATCCATACCGCACCCGCTGTCACTCCTGAAGCGTGACATATATCCCCTTGAAATCGGCGGGTACAAGTTTCTGGATGGAGCCCTGATACAGGTAAGGGGATCGAAGAATATTCAGGTTACGGAAATCCCCGGAGGTAAAACAGCACAGAAAGAACTGGTAGGGATGAATGATTATACGATTGAAATAGCATCAAAGATCGTGTGTCGCAACAATACTCAGCTTCTGGCCGAACTGAAGAATATCATTGCACTCTGGGACAAAAGCGACTCGCTGGATATCATCTGTCCTTACACCGAAGCTTTTGGTATAAAAAAAATCGCAATCTATGACTTCAGCCCTGTCATTCGAGAAGGGTTCCAGTCTATACTCTGGTACACAATCAGCGGATACAGTGATAACGACATCACCCGGAAAACGGAAATCCGGCAGAGCCGGTTTGCCAAAATACAAAAGATGATAGGTATCGCATGAAATATACAGTACGCAAAGATGATACCATATTCACACTGGCTGTCCTGTTTTATTATTCGTGGGAGATGTGGCCGCTGTTATATTATTTCAACGCCGCGGTTATCGGCGATGACCCGATGACCCTTGTTCCAGGTACTACACTGGAAGTCCCGGAGCCGTTGATGGTTGAAAAACGTCATCTGGCCGCCCCAGGCGATACAAGCATTTCCCTGAGCAAGAAGTATTACGGTGTGGCATATTACTACAGGCTTATTGAAGAGGCCAACGACTGGCCCGCTGAACTGACTGTGGGCAATAATTACAAGATACCTGCACTCTGCAGCAAAATTGAATATGATGCCGCTGCAGACTTAAGGAGAGAAATTCATGTTGAGTTTGACAAATAAGCTGCTGATTGACGGCGCAGAGATGAAACTCGCGTCAGCGAACATTATCACGTTCCTTGACCCCGGATACTCTGAGGCAACAATCGTTGTTCCTGGCATTTCTCCTGACAAATTCAATGAAGGCCAGGAAGTTGAACTATATCTCGGTTACGAGAGATATGGCCTCAAGAATGAATTCTCCGGGAAGATTGAATCCGTCTCACCCAAGAAACCCGCCGAGCTCCGTTGCTGCGATTATTTCTATGAGCTGCGGAGGAAGAGGATAAACCGGACGTTCAAAAATACAACAATAGAGAAGATACTTCAACAGGTTGCTCCCGGCTTTGAGCTGGTGATTGACGATGAAGCAAAAAGCAAGAAGGTGAGCACTACTGTTTATGCCAGAACATCGCGGTGGGTGATTATGAAGCTCGCAGCGGAGTACGGGTTCCTGGCTTTTTTCAGGGAAAAGAAACTTTATTTTGTAAAACAGGAATACCTGGAGTCTCTCACCGATGAAGCCATATACGAGGAGGGTGTGAACATTTTCGAGGACAGCCTGTTTTATCATACTGCGCAGAAGGTCGGGAAAGTAACTGTTTATTCTGAGACAAAGAACGGTTACCTTATCAGGGCAAGTTACGGTTCCGGGCAGGATGAAAAGATATATACGATAGCTGGATTAAATAACGGTGAGGGTTGCTGGGAGCGTGCAAAAGAGATTTACAATGAATTGAACTACGAAGGATTTAAAGGTGAGTTCAAGACATTCGGATATCCCTTTGTCATGCCGGGGATGTACGCCACGCTGTATTCAAAAATATCGGGGAAAGAAGGCGTGTACAGGTGTGACAAGGTTGTGACAGATTTCGGCAGCTCGGGATTTAAGCGCACCGTAACTATCGGCGTGAAGCATCGCCGCAGAGTGCCAACGGGGAGAAGGTTATGGAATTAAGCCAGGCTTTTGTAGCATACCTGAGGGAACACTATCCAATCCATGCACCGGCTCAGGGGAAGATATTTAAAGTATCTGAGTCTGATGGAGTCTGTTCTGTTTCTTTCGCTGACGGGAGACCGGTGAACGACAGGGTCACGCTGCAGTCAATTTTAAATCCGGATATACTTATCATTCCTGCGGACGGCAGTGAGGTTATTGTCGGTTACATGGATAATTCACTGAACCGTAGTTTTTTGATGAAGGTTGCCAGGGTTAAGAAAGTGATCTGGCATACATCCCCGGACAAGGCGATGAATATAGAGATGTCTGATGAAGGGATTACTATTGAGAACAATAAAGGGCGGTTTGTTTTATCCGATGAGGGAATAAATATCGGACAGGGCACTGAACCTATGGTCAAAGGGCAATCATTAAGTACCTGGTGCGCGGCAGTTGACGCGGCCCTTGCCGCTATAATTGCATGGGGTGCGACGGGAGTTGCTCCAGGTTCTACAGGAGGGATTGTTCCACTTGCTGGTGTACAGCCGACGGCTTTTAATCAGAACATTCTATCTCAGGAGAATAAAGTATCATGAGTAATATTCTCGGAGCGGACATTGCAGTCAATGACGACGGTGATTTTATAATAGATGTATCGGCAGGGGACTTCGCGGGAGTTGACGGACTCGACTGCGTCCTGTCTGACCTGAAGTTCCTGGCTGGTGTGTCACCAGGGAGTCTCATTGACGCGCCTTATTCAGGTGCGTTGTTCAGCAGGGATATCCCAGCGACTGATTTTGAGATACTGAAAGTCCAGAGAACATACGAGGATTTTCTGAGACAAGACCCACGGGTTAAAGAAGATTCCATCAAGGTTGAAGTTTCTGTCAAAGCTGGCGTGCCGGCCTTTTCTGTGTCATTCAAAACAATTGATGAGCAGGTTGTTAAAAATTTGATACTGTGAGGTGACTATGAATTTCAATATAAGCCAGGATGAAGTAAAGAGTGCAATACTCAAGAAAATCAGCGAGGACGATAAGCTCAACAAGCTGACCAATCTTAATGAGGGTTCACGATGGATGCTTATTATCAATGCATGCGTGTGGGCCATTGTCTATTTCATCCAGAATGCCCTGACCGCAATTTACGATGCCATCTTTATCGAAAGCTCCGACAGATATGCCCTGATCAGGCGGATGAATGATGAAGAGGAAACAATCAAGGGAGAAGAGTACGCTTCAGGTATAGTGCGGATAGGCTCTTCCGCACTGCCGATCGAAAGAATCGATATTGCACAGGGTTCATTTGTCAAAACTGAATCCGGATATTCATACGAGGTTGTATCAGGCGGATATATAGATGGTTCAACCCCATCAGATTCACGTGGGAAATATACAGTTGCACTTGAGGTGAAGGCTGCCCTGCCCGGTGAAAAGTATAATGTCCAGGCCGATGCTATCAATCAGCTTGAGACCAGCATTGACGGCATTAATGTAGTTTACAATCCGGCAGATATTACCGGCGGACAGGACATAGAATCTACAGAGAGTATCAGGAACAGAATTAAAGAATCGAAGAAAGACCCAGGCCGCGGGACCATGTCCTGGTTTAAAAGCCAGGCTGAGACATTTCACGGAGTCAGCAGAGCTATTGTTATACCCAGATATTCCGGGCGCGGTACTGTGGGGATATTGATTCTCGGTACTGGTGGAGTTGTTGCGGATTCTCTCCTGGTGCAATTAAGCAATTATTTCAACAGCGACGATATAGACCCTGCGGGGGCATATTATGTTATTCCATTTAAGGCTCAGTACTTCTATCAGGACTATACAATCAAAGTATTCTATGATCCAGCAGTGGGAGCTCCTTCAGACTCAGAACTGAATGCAGCGATATCTGCGTACTATTCGACGCTTTCACCAGGAGATAAACAGGTACTATCGGTTATCAAAGCCTATATTCTGCAGGCCGGGATGAAGGATGTTGATATTATATCACCCACGGAAAATGTCACTGTTCCGGATTATAAATTATCCGCGCTTGGGAATATAACCTGGCAAAAAGAGGCATGGAATGGATAGATTCACTTATTCATTTTATGCATGGGTCTGGCAACATCTCCCGCTTAAAATCAGAAAACTTCAGGACGGGATTATCGGCAGATTCATCAAGGCGCTTCTGTCCCCTTTTGAATCAGTAATCACAGGACTGGCAAATACTTTATATGATCAGCTTTTTTTGGATAGTTGCTCTGGTGATTCCCTCCAGAAGCACGGAATGAATTACAACCTTACACAAGCGATAGACGAATCAAAAGATGAGTTTCTGCAGCGATTCCGCATCTGGCGGTTGATTATAACAGCAGGCGGAGTTAAAAAGTCAGTAAAGACCGCTTTATCAATTTATACCGGAGTACCAGGAGATCAAATCACAATTACAGAGGGGATGGGATCGTTTGTGTTTGACGCTTTTAAAATAGGGGTCACAGCAATAGGGTCTGGAATGATTGTCCACAGTACTCAGATATTTGTCTTTAAAATAATATTGCCCGATTTATCAGCATTAACACTTAACAGGGGATATATTCTCAACCAACTCAACGAATTCAGCCCAAGCAATGAGTTCATAATTATTGAAAAACGCAGTACCGGCGATTATACATGGGAGGCAGCATGAGTGAGATAATTTATGATCAGAATTATCAAGGGATTCAGGGGGTTAATTATCCTTCTGATGGAAAAGTTTTTTATCAGCAGGATTTTATGAAGGAACAGGTTGATATCGGCGGTGAGATAATAGACCGGGAATCGGATTATTTCACAGCTGGTGTGATTGAAGGTTTCGCCGTGAGCTTATCCGCTACAGCGGGATGTATTGATATTACTGCTGGTATTGCACGAGATCCACTGGGCAGGCGGGTAGTATCAGTTGCAATATCAGCCAAAGCTGTGCCTGATCTTCAGACGACAGTTCTGGCGATAAACCATGTTTGGGAATTCGAACCATACATTCTGGACGGGACAAATGATACGAAATACAGGAGGAAGCATTCTTCATTGTTCGGATTTTATGCAGCAGGGAACGTTCCGGCGAATGCAATACAGCTCTTCAAGGTGCAGAGAAGCGGCAATACTGTTACGATTCTGGAGGATTTGAGAGTATTTTCAAGGCTTAAAGATTCAGGCTCAACCCCTATAGGCTCAATAACATCATGGCTGCCGGGATATTTTGGTAATGGCAATAACGAAGGATATATAGCCGTAGCATTATCGCTACCAGCAAACTGGAAAGTCTGCGATGGCTCCCTGTTTAATGATCCTGACTCCCCTATATTCAATGGGGCCAACCGTTACCTTCCTAACCTTACAGACTCCAGATTCATTATGGGTTCTACTGTGGCCGCTTCCGGGGCCATAGGTGGGAATGCCGGGAATCAGGTTACTCTCAGCATAACAAATCTACCGTCGCACGCGCATACGATGGCACATTCACATAGTTTTTCCGGTAGTACCGGTCAAGAAAGCGAAGCCCACTCCCATGTCGGCACTGGAAACTCTGGAGCTTATGGACAGGCAGCGGGTCAAGCTCCTAATGGGGGATATGCTAATGCAAGTGCTTCATCTGCTGGATATACTAGTCCTAACCTAAGCAATCACATACATTCATTTTCAGGCACTACTGGCGCTGCTTCTGTTGCAGAGACGGGCTTGACCGGTTCTGGTTCTGGTTTTAGCATCCTCCCGAAATATTTAACAGCTGTGTACATTATGAGAATAAAATAAAGGAGAATAAACAACGATGGCAATTAAAAACTTTATCACAAATAATACATACTCCCGTATAGAAAGAGTATATGTAAACAAGAAAGACAAACGTGTGGACTTTAATGTTTTTGTATATAAAGACAATACCTGCGAAGACATTCTGATACAGGAACTTCTATATTCCCTAACTGACAATCCACAGCACAGTAAATGTAAAGCGTGTGAAAACGGATTTGTAATGAAAAATACCCAGGTAACAGATGAACACGGGGCAACTGATACTGTTAAGCAGAACTTTCCATGTGAAATATGCGGAGCTGCCGGATATATAGCAAAGAATGAGTTTTCTGAAATTATTGCCCCGGCACTGAAGACTGATCAAAATATATTAGCATTATGCTATGTTGAACTGATGAAGAGACCGGAATTTGCTGGTACGGAGGGATGCTAATGCTATATACCGTTTATTACAAAAAGCTCAATGGTTTCTTCTGGAGAAAACTGAAAAGAGTTAAGGGTGATGGCTTTATTGAGAACGGGTATGTTCCGGGCCCTAATAATACAGCTATATGGACTACCAAGAATATCCGGTGGTTCATTCTTGAAGATGAAACAAGAATAGAGATCCCGGCCGGGGATGTTCTTTTTAAATTCAGTAAAGAGAGACATTTTGCTATCCAGGCACAGATGAATAAAGAAGCAGGACAGAAGATAGTATAAAACAATAGAGTGAGCAGCCGGGGATTTCGCAGATCCCCGGCGACCCGCGGCGTCACGCGGATCACAGCATCGCTGCTACTCTCCATATTAATCGGCAATTAAATTACAGGAGAGTGTAAAAATATGAAAAGTCCATTGGTATACGTAGGCGGAAAAAGTATCCTGGCAAAACAGATAATTGACCTTATACCTAAGCATACGGTTTATGTTGAGGTTTTTTGCGGGGCTGGGTGGGTTTTCTTTAAAAAAGAACCATCGAAAAGTGAAGTCTTGAATGACCTTGATAGTGACCTTATTTCGCTTTATAGGGTTTTACAGAGTCATCTGGAAGAGTTCTTAAAACAATTCAAGTGGCTTTTGCAATCCCGCGAATGGTTCGAGGACTGGAAGGAACAGCTTGAGGCGCGAGGTCTCACTGATATTCAAAAGGCCGCAAGATACTATTATTTGCAGCGTCTTTGTTTCGGCGGGAAGGTGAAAGGACGTACTTTTGGGGTGAGTCCTGAAAGGCCACTGAGAATAAACCTTGTAAGAATGGAGGAAGAGCTTTCCGATGTTCATCTCAGACTTTCTAAGGTCATGATAGAAAACCTCCCCTGGGATGAGGTTATAAAACGCTATGATAGGCCGCAAACGTTTTTCTATCTTGATCCGCCTTATTATAAAGCCCCATGTTATAAGCATAATTTTTATGAGCTTGAAGATTATGCTAAAATTGCTTCTATTTTAAGAGGCATCAAGGGGTCTTTTATCCTAAGCCTTAATGACCACCCTGATATCAGAGAGATTTTCAAAGATTTTCGGATAATTCCGGTAAAATTAAATTATTCAGTTGGGAAGGAAAAGACCACTGGTGAAGAACTGATTATTATGAAAGCCTCTTGAGAAAGAGGCTTTACACGGTTAGCTTTATTTGCAATAATGTGGGTATTCATTATTCAGAGAGCGCGCACAAAAAACTTTATCCCTGAATTGAGGAAAATCCTCTCATATCTGATCTGTATTTTATCTTGACCTTTATGGCAATTAATTTTATTCTTAAATTGAGTTTTTCAGAAAACTGCTAATTAAAACGATTACCGGAAAACTAGAATGAAAATTTCAACCTTTAAACTAAAACGCCTTGATGATTTTGCCGAACAGAGGGAACGTGAAACCGCTGATAACCCCTTTGTTCACACCCCTTTTGGACTGGATACCGGAGGCAACTTTGTGAGCGCATGGAAAATGAGCTACATGCGGGCCGGGCTCTTTTTACAAACAGCGGGTAAAATACTTTTCCCGAGTGACGACATGATCCTGATTACCGTTCCTGCAACAAAATCCGGTCTAAGACCCCTGGCCTCAGATATGCCCTTCGGCTGGGACGGCAAGATCAACAGCAATACCGCCGAACTTGCGATATTGTGGGCCTTTGAGATTACTTCAGGCAGCGAGGCTGAGAGGTTCATGCGTGAAAACAATCCGTCGGTGATATTCAATTACTTGGACACTGATGGGCCCGGGGAAATAAGAGTTCAGTTTAACGGTGAGTTCTGGGTGATTGAGGGCTGAAAAGTATCCTCTGACTTAAAGTATATGCCAAAAGCATCTCCCAGCATTCCTGCTCCTCTGCGTCATCAATCAGACAGGACAGGTATGTCATAGCCCTTCACCTCAATGACGAATGAGCCCGGCATCTTCCCCCGGGGATAGTGGTAAATCCAAACTTCTCTATTGCTTAAGACCAAATCTCTCCCTGTGCATAAAGCCGGACAGATTTTTTCTCGCAGGTCCCTCTTTTTTCAGCTCTACGGGTTTGCCTACAGGCAGTATGCATACCAGTTCATACGGTGCCCTGACATTCAGCAACTTGGCGCATTTCTCGTGATCCATGGACCCCACAACGACAGAACCGAGTCCCATCTCATGCGCTCTCAGCATTATGTTCTGAACTGCTATTCCCAGATCAAACATATACCATGAATCGAACCTGGTCCTCTTTACACCGTCCTTGTAACCGGGCAAGTCGCTCTTTGCGCAGCACGCAATAAGAACCGATGCGCCTTCTGAACACTTAGTCGCAGGATTTTTCTCGGAATAAGTTTCGACAACCTTCTTTATAAGGTCCCTGTCCCTGATTATAATGAATTCCCAGCACTGCGTGTTTGACCATGACGGAGCGCACTGTGCCGCCTGCATAAGCTCCATGATTTCGTCATCGGTAACAATGTAGTCTGTAAATTTACGTACTGACCTTCTTGTGATTAAGGCTTCGCGTAGTTCCATAAATCATCCTCCGCTGATTATATTATTGAACATCTTTAAAAAATATTCAAAATTAA